CCCGACAGCGTATCGCCGTATGCATTCAACCATCATTGAAACATCGACGGCATGGGCGTACGCCACCGCAGCCAGCGGCGGCGTGTCTGACGTAACGGCTGCATCGCTCACGGCTTACGCTCGACGCGCCGAGGCCGGCGGATACGACGCGGCGGTGGTCGATGCGTTCGCTGCCACGCTGCCGGCCGACGTGGTGCTGTACCCGTACTGGGTGCCTGTTCTTGCCGACACCATCGCCAGGCGTGAGCGGTGCAGGGTGGTGTCGTTCTCGGTGCCGCGCAGCCACGGGAAGACGCTCCTAGCCGCCCTGCTGGCCGGATGGGTGCTGAGGGACCCCGAGGCTGACCGGCTGGTTGTGAGCGCCGCCACGGCCCTCTCGCAGGCCCGCCTGTCCATGGAGGCCCTAGCCAAGATCCACTGGCCGGCTGACGGCAAGACCACGCCCTGGGCGGCCCGCATGTCGAACAACCAGCCGATGCTCCGCCACGGGAAGGGCAAGATGCTGCCCATCGCCCGGGACGCCAAGCGGGCGGACGGCGTGACCCCGGCGCTGGTGCTGGCCGACGAGGCGGCCCGCCTGCAGGGGGACTACCTCAGCCGGCTGATGACGGCCGCCACCAAGACCGCCGAGGGGCGGCTGCTGATGACCACCACGGCCGATGACGACCTGAGCCTGCCCTGGGCCGGCTGGCGGCAGGAGGCCGAGTCGCAGCTGCTGGCCGGCCGCCTGCGCGAAGACTGGGCGGTCCACCACTGGGCATCCGACGCCGGGGCGGACATTCACGACCCGGTCCAGTGGCGCAAGGCGAATCCGCAGCTGTGGATCGAGGGCGGGCACATCACCGAGGACACCATCAGGTCAGAACTGGCGTTCCTGGGCAGCCGGTCGGACGGCGTCGAGGAGTTCCGCACCCAGCGGCTCAACCTGCCCGGCGGGAGCCTCGCCAGCGTCGGCATCGACGCGGCCGTGCTCGAGGCAGCCCGGTTCGACTGGCGGCTCGAGGACGTGCGCGGGCGTCGCGCCTGGGCGTTCATCGACTTCAGCCTGGGCAGCGTCGTGGGCGCTCGGGCCGATTTGACGAGCGTGGGCGTGGTGGTCGACGGCGGGGAGTTCGGGCTGCTGCGCACCTGGTCGTTCACCTGCGGGGAACTCGGGCATATGAAGCAGCAGCGACCCTGGCTGCACGAACTGGTTCAGCAGGGGCACGTCCACCACAACGACGGGCAGCTAATCGACTTTGACGCCGTCGAGGGCCTGCTGGGACAACTTGGTAGCACCCTGAACCTCGAGGCCGTCGGCGTCGACGAGGTCGGCTGGACGCAGAACTGGGTCCGGCAGGTCATGGTCGACAAACTGAACCTGCCGGTGGAGGCCCGGTCCCAGTCGATCCGGGAGCAGGCGCCCGCCTGGTCGACGTTCGTGGCGCTCATCCGCATGAAGGCGCTCCGCTACCACGACGACCCGGTGCTGCTGCACCAACTGCGCCACGCGACCACCAAGACCTACGACGGGGGGCTGGTCAAACTGCAGAAGCGGGACGGGCAGAACATCGACGCCCTGGTGGCGGCCTGCAACGCGGCCCGCCTGTTCGAGCTGCGCGGGCGCTCCCAGCAGTGGATGCCGCCGTCCGGCGTGATGACCATCTGACGCCACCTAGCGGACGAATCGACAATTTGCGGAATGTGACAGAAAATGTCACACCCGCCTATTGACAGAAAAAGCGCGTACTCAAACTGGGGTAGGCGTGGGATTCTTCTCGCGCCTAGGCAGATACTTCATCGGCGGATTCGACGCCTCGCTGCTCGTTGAGACCTCGAGCACGACTGACGTCGAGGCCCTGCCCGGCGTGCAACGTGCCATCGAGGGCGTTGCGTCGATGCTCGCCAGCACGACCATCTGCGTCTACGACAGCCAAGACCAAGAGGTGCAGCCGGCTGCCCTGAGCCTGATGACGGGCCGGGCGACCGAGATGGTCAACGGATGGGAACTGCGGCGGTGGCTGGTGTCCGACGCCATGACGCAGGGCAACGCCTACGCGTACATCGCTAGGACCTACGCCGGCGAGGCAGCGGAAATCATCCCGCTCGACCGCGGCCGAGTCGTCATCGACTGGGCGTCCAACCCGTTCCGGTACCTGCTCGATGGCCAGCCGGTGCCGTCCAGTGACATCATCCACGTCAAGGGCGGCTACAGCCGGTGGGCGTTCATCGGTGAAAGCCCGCTCGACAAGTGCCGGACGCAGCTGAAACTGGTGGCCGACCTCGACGCCTGGGCGGCCACGATGGCCGCTACCGGCACGACTAGGCGGCTGTCGTTCCAGTTCCCAACTCCGATCAGCGAGCAGGCGAAGCAGACGATCCTGCTCGCCTGGAAGGCCAAGCATGCCAAGTCAGGCGGTGCGAGCGAGCCGCTAATCATCGATGGCGGCGGCAAGATCGAGGGCGTCAGTGGCCAGGGTGACCTCGATGCTGTGACGGCGGCCCGTACCGCGGCCATGGGCGAGATTGCCCGAGCGCTCAACGTCCCGCTGTCGTTCTTGGCTGCGACAGAAAGTGGCACACAGATTGACCTGAACGCCCAGCGGGCGTTGGTCGATCAGACGCTGCGCCCCTGGGCCAAGCGGATCGACGCCGAACTGATGGCGAAGCTGCTGCCCGGCTACCGCGTCGAGCACGACCTCCAGGAACTTCTCCGCGGCACGATGAAGGACACCGCCAAGGAGCTCTCCAAGCTCGTCATGTCCGGCGTCCTGACGCCCAACGACGCCCGGTGGTTCATCGGCATGCAGCCGGTGAAGGACCCGATGGCTGACGAACTGATGATGCGGTTGGACACCGCGGCCGGCCAGGCCGAGGTCAACGGCGACCGCGAGGACGAAGAAAGCGAGTCGCCCGATGCAGATTGATCGCCGTTCGTTCGAAGTCCGCGCAGCCGTCGAGGGCAACACCGTTTCCGGGCTGGCGATCCCGTACGAAACGGATTCGGCTCCGCTGCCGTTCATCGAGACCATCCAGCGTGGCGCGTTCGCTGCCGACCTCGGCAAGCGGAACGTTTCGCTGCTCGTCGAGCATGATGGCGGGCGCGTGCTCGCGGACACCCGCAGCGGCACCCTCGACCTCGAGGAAACCGAGCGCGGCGTGACCTTCGCCGCTCGCCTGCCGGATACCCGCGACGGGCAGGACATGCGCGTCCTGCTGCGCGACGGGATCTATCAAAACATGTCGTTTGGGTTCGTGGCTGAGAAGGACGAGTGGCGCGGCGATCGCCGCACCGTCGTGACGGCCCGGCTCTACGAGGTCAGCCTTGTCCACACGCCCGCCTACGAGGCGACCGCAGCCGCGGTCCGGGCGTTTCGCACTTCCACCGGGCTCGTTGCTCGGTACCTGCGGCTGCGGATTGGAGACCTGAAATGAGCCTGACCCCTGAAATGCTCCGTGAGAAGCGCTCGCAGCTCGTGGCTGCGTGCGAGCAGTACGCCGAAACCGCAACCCCTGACGCTGTGAAGGCGTTCGACGCTGCCGAGGAGGAAATCCGCGGCATCGACGCGCAGCTGGAAAACCTGTCCGTTCGCAGCCGTCTCGACGGCATGCGCAACAAGGGTGCCCAGGTCGTCAACCGTGTCGCGCAGTCGGCTGGCCCCAACGCCATCCGTTCCATCGCTGATCAGATGATGAAGCGCGACGGCAGCGAGCTGACGCTCGACCTCCGCACGCTGAACATCGGAACTGCCACCGCTGGCGGAAACACGACCGTGACCCAGCAGACTGGTGAGTTCGTCAAGTGGCTGGACTGGGACAACCCGATCCGGCAGCTCGCCACCACGCAGATGTTCCCCACCAACCTCGATCTGCCCGTGATCAACGGCCGCACGTCGGTGGTCGCGCTCAACGAAGGTGCGGCCTTCACTGCCAGCGATATGACCATCGCTAAGCGCAGCTTCTCGGCGTACAAGGCCGCGGCGTTCACCGACATCAGCGACGAACTGCTGAACGACAGCGTCGTGGACATCGCAGCGCAGGTCATCGAGGACCACGCCCGTGCGCACAGCAAGTACCGCGCTGAAAAGCACGCTGTCGGCAGCGGCAGCGGCCAGGAGGAAGGCATTTTCCGCGAGGGCGTGTGGGACTCAACCAACTACGTCTACACCGCCGGCAACACGACGGTGATGGAATGGACCGACGTCATCAGCCTGTACTCGAAGATCCGCCCCGGCTACATCAACAACGCCTCCTGGGTGATGAACCCGGTTACCTGGGGCCAGCTGCTGGGGAAGCGCGACGGTGCGGGTGGCACGGCCGGAAAGTTCATCTACGACGGCATGACCGGCAACTTCGTGCAGGACGGCGTCGTCGGCCGAATTTTCGGCCGCCCGGTGTACCTGACCGAATACGCGCCGACCTTCGGCGGTGGTACCGACAAGGTCGTGATCTGGTTCGGTGACATGCAGAGGGCGTACCGCATCGTCGACCGCTCAAACGCGACCTTCCGCGTCAACCCGTACATCGCGTCGCTCAACGGGTTCGTGCGCTACGAGTCGTTCATGCGTTCTGACGCGAAGATCGTGGACACCTACGCGGGCGGCTGCATCGTCTGCGGTACGGTCTGATCGACTGACTCCATGTGACCCCGGGCTGTGGGGGGGGACACCCCCCCCGGCCTTTTCAAGATGCCAGCACTCACGACCAGCGATATCAAGGCCCACCTGCGGATTTTCCACACGCAGGACGATTCCTACATCGGCACGATCCTGCTGCCGGCGGTCCGCGAGACCGTCGAGCGCTGCACTGGGCTCGCCATGCAGGCGCTGGAGCGGTCGTACAAGGTCTCGGACGAAGATGACACCTGGGTGGTCCTGCCAATCCAGCCGGTGAACACAGCGTCAGCGATCACCGCCGTCTATGTGGACGACGATGACGTGACCCAGACGGAAACGCCGGAACTGCACTGGGACGGCGACCGGGTGGCCGTGTTGGTTGACAAGGCTTGGAATCGGCCTGTGACCATCAACTGGAACACGTTGGTGGGCGACCACTACATCAACATGCTCGCGCTGCAGCTCGCCGGGCGACTCTACGCCGACCGCGGCGACAGCACCGGAGCCATCGAGGGCAAGGCCGAGCAGCTGCTGTTCGCCATGCTCGGAGAGCACGGAGTGCACTGATGGTCCCCCGCGGCATGTTCCGGCACGAGATGGCGGTGCAGAACTACACCGTTTCGGTCGACTCCTACGGGCAGGGGACCAAGACTTGGTCGACCCTGGCGACCGTGCTGGGCCACATCGAGACTGCGGACGGCCGCAGCATCGACGCCGTGGATATCAACCGCGGGCAGACTTCCTACCGGATCATCCTGCCATGGATCGAGTCGGTGACCGTCAAGAGCCGAATCCTGCTGCGCGAAACGGGCAAGACGGACCGGACGTTGGAACTGACGGGCGTGGTCGATCCCGACCTGCGCCGGATGGAACTGCACTGCGAAGCGCTCGAGGTGACGGCATGAGTTTCCGCCGCGGCGCCACATTCAACACCCCGGAGCACCTGCGTAACTACCAGCGGTTCATGGAACGCCAGGTCAACGCATCGGAGAACCTCGGCATCATGCGGGCCGGGGCCAGCCAGCGGGCCCAGCGGGCGTTCCTGGCAGCCGAACAGGTGTTCCTCGAGCTCCCCGACCGGGTCAGCCGGAACCTGTTCAAGCAGCTGCTGCGGCGCAGCCTGAAACGCCTGGCGACGACGTACAAGCAGAACTGGCTGACACACGGAGCCACCCACCGGAGCTACTCCGGGCAGGAGAGCCTGCGCAAGGCCTCCAGCAAGGTCATTCAGTCGATGGGTGACACCCGCGGGCTCAAGACGACCAGCCGCACAGGCTTCCGGTACAAGCGTCGCCCCCGGTCGTACATCGCGCCCATCGTGGACAGCGGCCGTGCCCAGTGGCACATCAAGCGCGACACATACCAGCAGTTCCCGCCTGAGGTCCTCAAGGAGGACCTAGCCATCGTCATCGAGACGCAACTGGTCGCCTTGGCCCAGCGTGCCCGCCTGAAAGCGAGTCGGAAATGAGCATCGAAACGGCCATCCGGCGTCGGCTATCCGACGACGCAGGCGTGACCTCGCTGGTGAGCACTCGCATCAGCCCGGAGTGGCGGCGAGAGGGCACCGCCCTCCCGGCGCTGGTCTACAGCGTCGAGGGCCGCACGCCGGTGCGCACGCTGACCGGGACGACCACCCTGGCCGAGTTCTCGGTGGCGGTCGACTGCATCGCCACCACGATGTCGGGCGCCAGGGCGTTGGCGGACGCTGTGTCGGCCGTCCTCAACGACAACACGATCTACGGAACGGTCGATGGCACCAAGATCCAGTGGAGCGCCACCGACGGCGAGGACGTGGAGCGTATGGACGATCAAGAGGGAACCGATGACGGCCCGCGGGTGGTTCGTCAGACGTACCGCATTTGGGCAACAGGAGGCTAAGACATGGCAGCAATCGCAAACGGAACGTCACTCAGCATCGCTGGCACCCTAGTGGACGCCACCGACATCAGCATTTCGGCCACCAGCGCGGTGGTCGACGCAACCCTGCTCAACTCGCCGTGGAGCGCTGCGCTGCAAGGCCGCCCCGTGGTGACCGGGACAGCGACGATCCACACTGACAACGCCACCGGGCTGACGCTGGCGCAGAAGTTCAGCGGGGCAAACCCCAACACCAACGCAATATCTATGAACATCGCGGCCAGCGGAGCTGGGGCAGGGGGGGTCGATTTCGAAGGCTCGGCCATCATCACGGGCTACAACACGACCTACGCCAACGACACGGTGCATTCGGCCACCGTGTCCTGGCAGTACGTCGGCCAAATCACGGCGGCACGGGCATGACCTGGCGCACGTTCACCAGCGACGCGGTAGCCGGCTACCCGGCCGTGCTCGAGGTCCGGCCGATCACCGTCAGCGAGTGGCGGAAGGTCGAGCAGCTGGACGAGGACGCCAAACAGGCGTTCGTCCTCGAGTCCTGCACCCGGGTGGACGGCGTACCAGGCTCGACGGCGCTGGACGTGCATGTGGCCATGGCACTCGTCCAAGGGGTGATGGCAAACCCTTGGAGTGGACCGCGGCAGACCGCATAGAGCGGCTGCTGGCGGTCCTGGCGTACGGGCTGACTCGTCAGCCTCAGACGGTGGTGGAGCCCTGGCGCAAGCCCGGGCAGACTGACTGGATGGCAACCCTCGGGAAGGTGGCAACGTGGCGAAGCTAGGACTCTCAATCGGGATCGACGCCGACGTCACTGGCCTGCGCAAGATGGGCCAGCAGGCCACCGCAACCCTCGAGGGCATCCGTGGCCAGTTCAGCCGCATGCAAAACTTGGTTGGCGCTGCCATGGCTAGCCCGTTGTTTCAGGCCATCGGATCGTTCTACCAGGCCAACCTTGAAGCGCGGAAAACGCTTGACGAGATGACCAAGCCGTATTCCACGCGCATGATCAAGGCCGAGATCGACGCGCTGCATGCCACCATGGCTGCTGGTCAGAGGATGGTCGGATTGGGCATGGACGAGCCGGGAGCCGCACGGATCGAGCGTGGTGCGCAGCGGGAAATCGCTACCGCGCTGCGGGCAGTTTCCCCAAGCGGAACGCAAGCCAAGAACATCGAGTCGTTCTTCACGGAGCCGGGCGCGTACATGGCCAACGCTGCTTATGGCCTCACGGCCAGCGCCGAAGCGTCCCTGATGAAGGTCAAGGAATTGACCGTTGGCCTGTCCGACATGGAGGCACTGCGGGCGCAGGAGGCCCAAATCAGAGCACAGAGCGGCCTTGCCATGGCGATTGGCGACACCGGGCAGCTTGAGGGGCTGAACCTGCAGCTGCTGCGCGTGCTCGAGCAGATCAAGCAGAACACAGATAGGAGCCGCTAATGGCGTGGCAGGTATTCAGGCAGCACAACCAGCAGTCACTGAGCATCGGCATGGAGCCGAACGTGGCCGTGCACACCACGCGGTTTCTTGTGGCCAACGACGACCCGGCCTACATCGGGACCAGCGAGGACAGCTGGAATGTCTTCAACTCGATCAAGGCGCAGACGGCACCGTTCGACGAAATTGAGGCTCTCGGCACCCGGCTGGCGCTCGGCACCATCGACGGCGGTTTGGCCCAGTTCATCGTTGAGGACATCAGGGTGGAAACCCACCCCGACCGGGCTAACACCTACATCGTGACCTCGACGGCTCGAGGTCCCATCGTCGGCGTTGCGCCGTTCCGAGGCGTCAAGACGAGCCTGCAGAGTTCCGAGCGCAAGGTGTCGCAGTACATCAAGCCCGCGCTGACGCCGACAAGCTCTTTCCCGCCGAACGGGACCATCGCCTGGCCTCCGAGCACGCTGATCGCCAACGGCACCGTCACCAACATCATGGGTACGCCGTTCATCAGGACGGTCCGCCAAGAATTGTTCCGCGTCGAGTTCATCGTGAACGACACGAACAGCGGACTAGGGTACACAAACGTCCCGGCAAACATCACCGAGGACCTGCTAAAGCGCAATTCGGCGCAGTTCGCTGGATACGCGGCCGGCACGGTTTTGTTCCAGTCGTACGAGCGGCGCTACGTCAGCGATTCCGTCAGCATGGACGTGTACACGTTCCTGTACGACGAGTGGTACCACCTCGAGCAGATTCCGATGCGCAACCCGGTCGATGGGTCCATTTGGGCCGATTCGACCATTCCCGTCGGCGGTTCGACCATGAAGGCGACCGCCAGGGCAGTGTGGTATCAGGCATACCCGGACACGGCTGCATTCCAAACGGCGGGCGTCATCCTGCCCACCGAAGTGCTCGACATTCTGTCCAACCCGAAGCCCGCGTGGCCATGACCGGATTCCTTCAACCGGCCGTCTACGCTCCCGTCGGCCAGTCTGCCGACGCGTTCAACCTGATGGTGGAGGCTGCGCAGTTCGTGACGGCCAACCGCGGGCAGCTGCAGGAACTCCTGCTGCAACGTGGGGCCGTGGTTTCCTGGCATCCCATGAAGGTCGTCAGTAGTTCGTCATTGGCATCGAACAGGTGGACCTATTTACTGACCAAGGCCCAGCCTCAATCAACGCCGTCCAGCGTTGCGACCATCACCGAAACTGACGCCATCAACGTGACGGCGTACAACCTAGCCGAGTATGGCAACACGGCATCGGTCGCAGGCGGTGGGGTCAATGCCACCAGGGCAAACGCTGCTGGTTTCAACCTACTGCCGGTGCCGGACAATGCGTTCGTCATGGCTGCCATGGTCTACACGGCAAGCGGCGTAACCGTTTGCCTGTTCGAGCGCATGAACCAATACGACGGCGAGTGTCCGACGGCCCTGATCAACGAGATTGACGGGGGAACCTACTGATGACCGACCAGATCCGACTGAAGCGCTCGAGCACCCCAGGCGCAGCGCCGACGACTGCGCAGCTCCTCGAGGGCGAACTGGCCGTCAACACGGCGGACGGCGCTATCTACCTCGAGGTGACGGGACCAGCGATTGCCAAGATCGACGGACGCAAGACCGAGGTGACGGTGTTTACCAGCAGCGGCACCTGGTCGAAGCCGACCGGCTGCGCGTACGTCGATATGTGGGTGATCTCGGGCGGTGGAGGCGGCGGCAGCGGCCGTTGCGGCGCGGCTGCAACGCATCGCAGCGGCGGCGGCGGTGGCGGCGGATGCTGCATCAATGTCCAGAACTTCCCGGCCAGCGTTCTGCCCAGCACCCTGCACGTCACGGTCGGCGCAGGCGGCACTGGCGGGGCGGCGCAATTGACGGCAGACACGAACGGAAACAACGGCACAGCCGGCGGGGAAAGTCGTGTCGGCACTACGGCGGGCGCGGGCGACATCGCGCTAACTGGGGTGGGCAACGCCGGGAGCGGCGGCCAGACCACGAGCGGAGCAGCCGGTGGCGCGACCACGGCAGGCATCTACGACGGCGGCGCTGGCGGCGCAGGAGCCCATACCACCGGGGCTAACTCGGCCGGATTCACCAAGGGGGCAAGCGGCGGCGGCGGTGGCGGCGGCATCACCAGTGGCAACGCCACCGCAGGAGGCGGAAATGGCTCGAGGACTGCCCATTTCAACGGCAGCGGCCCTGGCGGGGCAGCCAACGCAGCGGGCAGCACCGGTGCGTCCAACGGCGTCGTAGGCACGGGCGGCGGTGGGGGCGGGGGCAGTTCCACGGCCGGACGAGCCGGTGGTAACGGCGGCAGTTACGGCGGCGGCGGAGGTGGTGGAGGCGGCGGCCTGAACGGAATCGGCAGCGGCGCGGGCGGCAACGGTGCTCCCGGCCTCGTGATCATCAGCGCGTACTTCTGAGGGCACACCTATGCGTTGGGCAATCGTTATCAGCGGAATCGTGGACAACGTCGTAGTTTGGAACGGCACGCCTGAATGGACGCTCCCCGCTGGGGCCGAGGCCGTCCAGCTGCAGGAGGGCACCGTCTGCAACATTGGCTGGGAGTGGGATGGGACTACGTTCAGCGAGCCGGTGGAGCCGTGAAATGGCTACCCGTCATCCTCGTCGTCGCGGCGACATCCTGCGCTGGGCCGAGCGAGCGGATCGCCGCCAACACCACCGAAGTGCGGCAGCTCGCGCACTCGAGCGGCCGCCGGTTCGAGCGCATCGCGTCCGAGACCACCCAGCCGGAACCGAGCATCCCAACAATCCGGACTGAGGCCGAGGCCGGGCAGGGTGAGCAGGCGCGTATCCTCGACGCCGTGGACCTGATCTACATGGCGCTGACAGGCGTGGAGGACCAGGTGCCCTGGTGGGTGGCCCCCCTCGTCTGGGTATGCATCGCGCTTGCCGTGCTCGGCGTCGGTTTCATCGTGTGGCATACGGGCGTCGGCCGGTTCCTCAAGGGCTGGTTGGGCATCGTGACGCCAACCGAGCGCCGAGCGGCGGAACTGACAGCCAACCTGATCGACCTGACGCCTGAGCAGGCAGTGGCCGCGGTGGCTGAGCTGCGCCGGGCGGACCCGACGTTCGACGCGGCGTTCCGGCGTGCCGCGCCGATTCGCACTCCCAGCCGGAAGAGGAAATGACCATGGCCAGTTTCATCGGTAGTGTTTGGTTCGCCCTGCTCCTGGGCGTCTGCGGTTATGTCGCCGGAAACCTGTTCCCGCTGTCGAAGTTCAAGAAGTGACGCTGGCACGCCAGTGCTGCTGCAACCCGCAGGAACCACTGGTCTGCTGCGGTGAATGGCCAACCTACTGCGCAACGCAGGTCGGGTTGGGCTATTGGTATTACTCGATCCACAGGACGCTGATTTATCACGGTGCTGGCATCCAATTCATCGGCGTGGGGTTCACACTGGACGCGACCTACACAGGCGCAACGACGGCCATAGACCCTGAGACACTAGACACCGTCTGCAGCTTTCCTGAGCCGATTGACGAATACCCGTATGACGTCGTCATGCCGGGGATCAACAACATCCAAATCCGGCCCTACAACTATCCCGTCCCGATATTCCGCGGCACTGACCCGCAGGTCGGAGAGTTTGAAATCGTGTGGCCGATCCTGCAGAAATGCTGCATCGGCGGCGCCCAGGATCAACTGGTGGTCGGCTTCGAGGTGCGGAACGCCTACATCATCGGGAAACTGCAGGGGGCACTGGGGACAAGCCCAAACAGCCTGACCGGACTGGTCAATGGCACGGGCCGCAAGTGGTACAGCCTGCCGAACGGCAACTGGCGATTTTTCGGTGACCCTGGCACATGGCGTAGGGATGGTCTGTCTAGCGGGCTGAACTCATTCACACCGTTCCGCCTAGGACAAGAATCATCCCCGACTTTGATCGAGCAAACTGGCGGTACAGCCATGAGCTTCGAGCACATCGATTGGTGCAAGGAGAACGGCTACGGCAATCCGTGCAAGTGCAACTTCAGCTTCCCCGAGGATCCGGACTGTTGTGAGTATTACACGGCGGAGATCAGTTTTACGGTGTCGACTGATGGCTGCGCCACCCATACCGTTTCGACAAGCTGCGTCATGCGGAGGGCGCCGAGCAACTGCCCGCAGAGTCTGCCGCAGGATGACATCAGCGTTAAAAACAGCCTCGTACGGCACCCATCAACTGTGCCCAACGGCACCTACAGTGTCGACAAGATCGTTGGCATCGGATGTTGCGTCGGTTTTATCCCGCCCAACCCACCGTCGACCGGCTTTGACGTGCCATCGGTTACGGCTGGCATATTCGGGTGCGACGTCGACGCCGCGACCATCAACTGCGTTTCGTGCGACCCGTACCCGCCCGAGAAGTTTGACGCCGTATTCTGCGTGCAGACCGGCTACATCCTCGACGCCGACGTGCCGTTCGGTGACCCGTGCGCTGGTCGCTATGTCGCCTCGCAGAACTGGCTGATTGGCGTCTACATGCGGAACGCCGGCGACGGCTGCTGCATCGACGGATACCAGGTCAGGCGCGCCTACTACCTCGAGCAGGTGGCCGGGACATGCGTGTGGAAACCCTTGAATTCATGCACCATTACGTTCACCTGTGAGTCATAAACCGTACATCCTGCGGGTGCCCGGGAAGATTCAGACCTGGGGCGTCGAGCTGCGCGACGGTCGGCCGGTGATCACGGAACTGCTGGCCGAGGTCGAGGCGATAACCGGACTTGGTGACGTTGTAGCGGCAGCCACAAAGGCTGTCGGAATCAAGCCTTGCGGTTCGTGCCAGCAGCGGCGAGAGACACTGAACAAACTGATTCCTTTTTCGGATAATCGCACCTCGGACCTATAGACAGGTGCAAAGAGTGACGATATCAAGTGATAACCAACGTCCACACCGTTGGTAACTTTGGTCCGAGTCATCGCCCAAAAGCCGCGTTTTTAGGCTGTCTTCAGGTCCGAGAATATGTGTTCTGTTTCGCAATAACACTTGGCTTTGAAGGTTATTCCGGAAAGCGGACGTAAAAGACGGACGTTGACTTTGACTCCCGCAGGCGGCTTTTGGTGCCGTCTGCGTCTTCTCCGTCGTGTGGTTTGGAGTCACTCACATGGAACGTCCGGAATTGTCTGAACTGGCCGACGATGGCCTGCCCCTGTCCGACATCGACCCGCAAACTGGCTGGATGTACGGGGAGGTGGGGGCATGAAGCGCGTCCGTTCATGGAATGCGTACGCCCACGGCTGGATGTACGGGGAGGTGGGAGCGTGAAGCACAGCGAGACCATCGGCGCCATCGCCAAGGCGCTGGCAGCGGCCCAGCGGTCGATTCGACCGGCCATCAAGGACGCCACCAACCCGCACTTCCGCAGCCGGTACGCCGACCTGGCGGCCATCGACGAAGCCTGCCGCCCGCATTTGGCGGCCAACGGCATCGCCATCCTGCAAGCGTCGTCGTTCTCCGACGGCTGCGCATGCTGCACGACCACGCTGGTGCACGCCGACAGCGGCGAGTGGTTCGCCGCGACCCTCAGCCTGCCCGTGGAGCGGCCGACGCCGCAGGCCATCGGCTCGGCGCTGACGTACGCCAGGCGTTACAGCCTCTCAAGCCTTGCCGCCGTTCCGGCTGGTGACGACGACGGAGAAGCTGCAGAAGGGCGGGGGGATCCGCGCCAAGCCCGAGGGGGACCTTCCCTGTCCCCTCCGGTCGTGGTGCCCCCGCCCACTGCGGTCGTCCCGTTCGACCCGCCCGCACCGGTGGCCTACGACAAGGACCTGCCGAAGGACGCGCCTGAACCGTACCCGTGCGCGTACACGCCCGAGGAGCTGCGGCCAGTGTGGCGGGCCCGAGAGGGCGACGTGCCGAGCAGCCGCTCGAGGACGTACTACACCGACGCCGTTGGCAAGATCATCAGCATTCAATTGCCGGACGGGCCAAAGAAGCCCACCCGGGTGCTGCTGTGGTCGACCACCAGCCAGGGCGGCGTTTACTTCTCATCCTTCCGGTCGTGGACCCAGCCTGAGGGGGCTGGGGCCACGATCCGGCTGACGGGCGTGACGAGCACCGAGAAGGACGGCAAGCGCTACTGGAACTTTGAGCGGGCCGAGAAGGCCACGCCCATCGACATGGGGGATCACAATGACATTCCCTTCTGACGACGACGCCCCGTCGTGGGGGGCCAACTGGCACTCACTGCTCCGAGCCTTCCCGGCGCTCACTCGAGCGCCCGAGGCCCAGCAGCAGGGGTTCCATGAGCGGTTCAGCAAACTCGACCAGCGGCTGGTGGCGCTGGCCATCGAGCGGGCCCGCGAGTCCAAGACCGGCAACACCATCACGGTTGAGTACCTGCAGAAGGGCTACGCCAGGCTAGTGCCCCGGTACGACGCCGAGCAGCCATCCATGGCGGCTCGGATCGTGTCCTACTGGTCGTTCGCGCCAAGGGGCACGGGCAGGGCCGCTGGGCCGTTCCGGACGGCTCAGGAGGCCGAGAGGGCGGGCGGACGCCCGAAGGCCCTGTGGGTCAAGCCCGGCGACGGGTCGTGGTTCGCTGACCTCGAGGACACCGAGCCGCTGCCAAGGGAGGACCAGTGTGACGCCCTGTTACACGTCGAGGCCCTGATGTCGACGCTGCCGCGCCACGACGACAAGGGCACGTGGCACCTGACCGAGCCCGGCCATTTCCAGCAGTTTGTCGACGGTGGGCGGGCGCTCCTCGCGGCCCCCCCTAGAACCCCCCCAACCGAGGTCGACCCGCGCGAGATCGGCAGCGACAGCGCCCGTCCGATTCGCAGCGCGGGTCGTACCATCGGGACTGGGGGTTTGTCAACCCCCCCCTACGGAATCCGAGAAGCAGGCGAATTGCGCCTGCCGGCGCATCGCCTGCCCGAGCAGGTGGTCGGACAGTTTGCAGAAGCCATCGACCGGCGGGATGACGGATCGCGCTATGGCGCGACCGCACCCGGCGGTCGAGGAGGAGAAGCATGAAGGACAAGACAGGAGAACTGGAAGCAACCATCCGCGCCATCGAGGCCCTAGCCGACCGGGCAGTCGATCTAAGGCGGGAGAAAGACCACCTGCAGGCGCAGCTGCGCATGCTCGAGGTCGAGAACGCCAGGCTTCGCGCCCGGCTGTCCCACTACGAAACGAACGAAATCGAACGCCGACTGGCAGACGGGATGGGCTGATGGGACGCATGCAGCGAAACAAGGGCGCCCGTGGCGAACTTGAGGCCGCCGAGATGCTGCGCAAGCATCTAGGCATCGCTGCCGAGCGGGCAGCCCGAAACGGCGTCGACGGGGCCAGCGACCTCGACACCTCGATGACGTTCTGGAAGTGGGAGGTCAAGCGCTACGCCCGCCTGGGCGTTGAGTCGATCATGCAGCGGGCCGAACTCGACCAGGCGGCCAGCGCCATCAGGCTCGACCACACGGCGCTCCTGATGCGGGCAGACGACTGCGAGTGGCTCATCGTCCTGCGCCTGCACGACGTGCCACAGTTCCTGCGCGACCTCGAGGCCCAACGGATGCGGGATCCCTGATGGGCCTACCTCGCAAGTGGGATCCGATGCTGCCACCCAAGCCCGAGCATCAAGGCAAGGGGCGTGGAGCGCCATGGCATCGGTTCAAAGAGAAGCTGCGCAAGGCTCGAGGCATCTACGCATGTGAGCAGTGCAAGGCCATAGTCGATGACCTCGAGGCACACCACAAAGTCAGAGTGGTGGACGACCCTGCGAAAGAGTTCGACGCATCCAATGTGGCGTTCTTATGCGCCGATTGTCACAAAAAGGCCCATAGCAGCGCAGAAACGCGGTTTCAATGAGCGCAAAAGGCCAAAAACCGCGTTTTCAGCGTAAAAATGAGGGTCCCCCCCCATAGGGGGGGGTTTACGTCGTTTTTGTCCAC